AGATCAACTGAATTTAGTATTATTAATACATTTGATTTGTCCGCAAGAAGAGCAATGAAGTATTTTGTCTTTGTAAAAGACAGAAGATTTACACAACAAAGACAGGTCATGATTGTTGATCTTGTTCATGATGGATCTTTTGGATACATCAACCAATATGGAAGAGTTGAATCTCAGTATGATCAAGGATCTTTCGATTTCTCTATTAGCGGAACAGAAGGAGAATTGCTTTTCTTCCCAACTAAATTCAGTGTTAATGACTATAACATTACCGCACTGTCATATAATTTAGATGACAATCTCCTGGGAACTGGATCAACCACGATTGGTAGATCAATCATTGATACTGAAAGTACAACAGTTTCTGTAGGAAATACCGCAACTATTGTTTCTATTGGGAATACATTTACAACTGCCAAGGTTCTTGTTCAAATCACACCAGATACTGAACTCAATGAATTTGAATTTAACGAATTAAACATTGTCAATAATGGAACAGACATTTCTGTTGTAGAATATGGTGCTCTAGGTACAACACCAGGATCATACGGACCAGCTGGTCTTGGATCCTACGAAGCAAAACTTGATGGAGGTTTACTCAAGGTTGAATTTACGCCAAATGCTGGTATTGGTACAACATGCGTAATTAATACAATTACCGTTGGTCTTGCAAGTTCCGTATTCAGTGGAATTGGAACTATTGAAATGAAACATGCTAGACTTGAAAGTAGAACTACTTCTATATCCGCTTCTGCTACTCCTACAGATAATACTATTGTAGAGATTCCATCCACATTCGATACTGCATATTCTATTATTCAGATTGCGGATACAACAAATAATGAATATCAGATGTCCGAGTTCCTAGTTGTTCAGGACTTTGAATCAACTCAAAGCACTCAAAATACATATGACACTGAATATGGAAATACAGAAACACTTTCTGGTTTAGGTACGGTTGGTAGTAAAATTGTTCGTGTTGGTTCTGCTGCTACTACATATATCACATTTACTCCAAACCCAAATATTGATGTGGAAGTCAATGTATTTACGAATGCATTGAGAATTGAAGACGATGAAAAAGATCAAATTGACTTTAACAATGGCGTAATTGAAACCGGATTTGGTAGATATGATGGCACCGAAAGTTCTATCAGAAGAGAGTTTAATTTACAACATAAAAATGACCAGATTTTCCAAAGAGTAATCGATGGAAGTGATTCTTCCTTCGTTAATATTAATGATGATACCATTAAAATTCCAAATCACTTCTTGGTCACTGGAGAAGCGATTAAGTATACTCATCTGGGTGCTGGAACTTCTATGGCAATACAATGTTCTTCAACTTCTTTCCCAGGAGTTGGAACAACAGAAAGACTGCCAGAAGACCTCTTTGTCGTCAAGATTAATGATAACCTAATCAAGGTCGCTACGACTGCCCAGAACGCTCTCAAGTCCATTCCAGAGACTGTTAATATTACTAATGTAGGTGCAGGTACGTCTCATACATTTACTGCAACAAATCAGAATGCAAAAGCAATCATTGCAATTGATAACCTGATTCAATCACCTATAGTTTCCACTGCAATAACTTCATCTCTTGCAGATCAAGTATTTACTACTGATGATTTAATTTACTTTACTGGAATTACATCATTCTTTGGTGGAGACCTGATTCAGGTTGGTAGTGAAATAATGAAGATTGAAGGTGTTGGAATTGGTTCTACCAATGCGATACGAGTACGTAGACCATGGTTGGGAACCACTCTTGCAGGATATGGAACAGGTCAAGTATTAACCAAGGTTGTTGGAAATTACAATATTGTAGATAACACTCTGAATTTTGTAGAAGCGCCATTTGGTAACACTCCTCTTGGTACTGCGACAAATCCCCCAGATGAAAGAGACTGGACAGGAATATCTACTGGATCTAGTTTCCAGGGAAGAGTATTCTTAAGATCTGGTACTATTAATGGTACTACTGACACTTACAGTAAAAATTATATCTTTGATGATGTATCTCAAAACTTCACTGGAATAACTAGCGTATTTACTTTGACATCTAATGGTTCTAGTGTAACTGGAATCACTTCAGATAGTGTTCTGTTAATCAATGACATTTATCAGGGTAGAAGTGCAGTTCAAGATTATGAAATAATTGAAGATGTTAACGCTGGAATCTCCAGCATTAAGTTTGTAGGAATTGGTAGAACTCTTGGAAATGATGTTGGTATTTCTAGTTTCCCTAAAGGTGGAGTCATAGTTTCTGTTGGATCAACTGAAGGATTTGGTTATCAACCATTGGTTGCTGCTGGAGGAACAGCAGTCGTATCTGCTGCTGGAACAATTCAATCAATCAGTATTGGAAATAGTGGTTCTGGATATAGAGTTGGATTACAAACTGTTGGTGTTACAATTGAATCCATGATTATGGATAAAGTCTCTATTGGAACAGCGACCATATCAAATGGTGGTATTACTACTGTTTCTATTTCTAATGATCAAGTCTTCTATGCCCCAAGAGATATTTCAAACGTATTATATACGGCAGCAACAGGTCTAACAACCGTAACCACTGCAACCGCGCATGGATTGACTGCAGAAGAAGAGGTTGTTGTTTCTGGAATTGCATTTACTTGCAATTACACTGGATCTGGTCCAGTCAATGTGACTAATGCTCTCTATGATAATGTAACTGGTATTATGACCGTTACAACTGCTACGGCACACAATCTTAATACTTCAGGTCAGAGAAGTGATGTTATCCTTACTGGATTGGCATTTACCTGCGGATTGGATGGTGGATCATCTACTCACGTTTATCCAAGAACAACTGATCCTGTTTACTGTGGAGCAAAAGTGACTGCAGTCAATAGTTCGACTGAATTTGAAGTTAATGCTGGCGTATCGACAGTTCCAACTTTCTACCAAAGTGGAGGAACTGCACAACCTGCTCTTATTGCACCTAGAGCAAATAATCACTCCGCAAGTGGAGGAGATCCTGCAGTAGATGGAACAGTTGTTCTTAGAGTTATTGATAGCACCTCTTTTGAAATTAATACTGGAATTTCAACTAGAGATCACTTTTATGCAAGATGTGGTCATGTAAATAAACCATTGAGAGTTGTATTTGACGAACCACTGAGTTACACTAATATTCCTCTCGTTTATTCTTCTTCCAATCAATCTGTTGGATCTGGAGTCAGTGCAACTATTGATGTAGTTGTCGGACAAGGGTCAAGTGTTATTGATTTCTCAATTAGAAATGCTGGTTATGGTTATGGTAACAATGAAATCCTTACATTACCTCTGAGTGGTATAACGGGAATTCCAACTACTTCTTCTGCATCATTTGCCGAATTTGAACTGGAAATTGAAAAAACAATATCGGACAAATTCGCTGCATGGACTGTTGGTGAACTGAGAGCATTTGATAGCATTGAAGATTTTATTGATGGAGAAACAACTACTTTCCAACTTAAGTTTGATGGTGAGATTCAATCAATCGTAGCATCAAAAGGATCCAAGGTTATTGTTCAGGATACATTACTTGTCTTTGTCAATGATATTCTTCAGGTTCCTGGGGTCGCTTATGAATTCACAGGTGGTAGTATTATAACCTTTACTGAAGCTCCTAAAGTTGGAGATACGGTAAAGATCGTATTCTACAGAGGAAGCGGTTCGTCTGATGTTGTTGATAGGGAGATTATTGAAACTGTTAAAGTTGGTGATGATCTGACTGTTGGTTATGATTCATCAATTGGACAATCATCAAATCTTCAAGAAGATGAAAGAACTGTAACCAGAGTTAATTCTACTGATTTGGTAGAAACTAATCCATACTTTGGTCCAGGGAACACTGCTGACGAATCTTTACTGAGACCAGTTGTATGGTGTAGACAAACCGAAGATAAAATTATCGACGAGAAAGAAGTTGGTAAAGATAGAGAACTTTATGAAGCGAATATTAATCCAAAAGCATATCTAATTAAATCAGTTGGAATTGGTTCTACCGAAATCTATGTAGATAGAGTCAGACCATTCTTTGATGGTGAAGATGAAAACATACTGTCTAGATCATTCCAGAAGAAGATTACATTTAAACTTAATGACGAAAAAGTATCTGCGGCAGCAACGGCAGTTGTTTCTGTAGCAGGAACAGTTTCTTCCGTTGTTATCTCTAGTGGTGGTGTTGGTTATTCTACTGCTCCTATCGTTAGTATTGCAAGCACAGTTGGAGTTGGTATTGGTACAAACACTACTGCTACTGCAACAGCGACTGTTAGTGCTGCTGGAACAGTTTCTAGTGTTACAGTGTCAAATGGTGGACTGGGTTACAGTACAACCACTGCACCAATCGTGCTTATTGGTCCTCCAAAGAGTAATACTGAAGATTCAAATGTTCACAGTTATGAAGGAGATTCTGGAATCATTGTTGGTTTTGGAACGACTGCAGTTGGAGTTGGAACTACTCAATTAATATTTGATCTACATATTCCATATGATTCTCCAATGAGAAATACAGATCTGGTTGGAACTGCTGTTACCTTGAGTACTCTCTCTGCCAATGACTACTTCATTGTTAAAGACTCTAACGTCGGTATCGCAGCAACAACAGTAGAATCCTTCGATTCTTCTGGATCTGTAATAGGAATCGGAAAACGATTTGCTGACAGTGTTTATGTTGTAAATTCTGTGGAAAATGTTTCTACAAGTATTGTAGGAGTAACAACCTTGGTCAGAAGAGTATTTGTCAATGTAGATCAATTCACCACAGGTTATTCTGGAATTTCGACATCAGAATTTATTGGAAATTATAGTTGGGGTAAGATTGTTATTCTTGGTAGAAACGAATCTGTTTCTTATGACGCACATACTCTTTCTGGTATTGGAACTAATGAATCTACTGGAATTTCAACATCAACTATCGTTCAAAGAACGAACAAATTGAAGTTCAAAGAATATGTTGTCTAAATCTCTAATAAATAAAGAAAAACTCCGTCTAAAATGGCTGCAATAATTACTGATCAGATTAGAATATTAAACGCAGGGAATTTTGTCGCTGGAGTTAGGAACCAGAGCAATGCATATTATTCGTGGATAGGACTTCCAAACCCATCCTATTATCAATCTGACTGGAATACAACTCCTCCTTCACCAAAAGACAATTTCAACGAAGAGAACGATTATTGGGATACCATGATCGCGTTGAAAAAAATTACCGATGCTGATGTAAGACAAGTAGTAGTAAATAGATCTTGGACTTCAGGTACAACATTTGATATGTACCGCCATGATTACAGTAGATCTAATACTGCTGCGGTATCTGGTGCAACGAATCTTTATTCTGCATCATTTTATGTTATAAACAGCGATTTTAGAGTTTACATCTGTCTACAAAATGGAACAGATCCTGAAAACCCAAATGGTAGACCATCTTTAGATGAACCTACATTTACTGATCTAGAACCAAGATCTGCTGGAACCAGTAATGATGGGTATATTTGGAAATATCTCTATACTATTAAACCAAGTGACATTGTAAAATTTGAATCTACGGATTTCATGCCAGTTCCTCTTGATTGGGGAACATCAGCAGATAATGCAGAGATTAGAGACAATGCTGTCGATGGATCTATTAAAATAGTAACCATCACAAATAGAGGAGATGATATTGGACCCACTGGAGGAACTGTTTATACAAGAGTTCCCATCACGGGAGACGGTTCTGGTGCAGAATGTACCATTACTACATCGAATGATAAAAAGGTTCAATCTATTGTTGTTTCATCTCAGGGGTCTGGATACACCTATGGAACAGTTGATTTAGTGGCAGGCAATGTTCCCATCGGTTCAACCAGACAAACTTTTGAAGTTATAATTTCTCCTCAAGGTGGACATGGTGCAGACATTTACAGAGAACTTGGTGCATACAATGTTCTCTTATATTCTAGAATTGAAAATGATATTGAAAATCCAGATTTCATAACTGGAAATCAGTTTGCAAGAATTGGTATTGTTGAAAATCCACTTGAAACAGGAACCACACTACTTACTTCATCAAAAGCAAGTGCAGTTAACGCTTTGAGACTAACTGGTACTGGATATAGTTCAGCGACATTTACTTCTGATTCTTTAGTGACGCAAACTGTTGCTACGGGTTCAACTGCTGTTGGTAGAGTACTTAGTTACGATCAAACGACAGGAGTTTTAAAGTATTGGCAAGATAGAACAAATGTCGGATTCAATACTTTAGGAGCTGGTATTACAAATCCAACATATGGGTACGAATTAGTTGAATTTACAAGCAGTCCAACTGGTGATGGATCTCTAACTATTATACCATCATCTGGATCTAATTTGCAGATCGATACAGACTTTACGGGTATATCTACCGTAATAAATAATCGTACATATTATCTTGGTCAAGAGTTTACTAGTGGTGTGTCAAATCCAGAGGTCAAGAAGTATTCTGGAAATATTATCTACGTAGATAATAGACCACCCATCACTAGATCGTCGAACCAAAAAGAAGATATCAAAATCGTTTTGCAGTTCTAAAGAATTATGCCACAGCAAACTAATCTCAACGTCGCGCCATATTTTGACGATTTTGATGCCGGTAATGACTATCATAGAGTTTTATTCAAACCAGGATATCCTGTTCAAGCTAGAGAATTAACAACTCTTCAGTCTACTCTTCAAAATCAAATTGAAAGATTTGGACAGCATTTTTTCAAAGAAGGTGCAAAAGTAATACCTGGAAACTTTGGTTACACCCAATTGTATTATTGTGTGCAGCTGAATAATAGTTTTAATGGAGTTCCTGTTGCGGCATATGCGGACCAATTAGTTGGATCTACAATCACTGGAAAAACTTCTGGTGTTACTGCAGTTGTAGATAGTATTCTTCTTCCAGACGATTCTGAAAGAGGAAATTTAACTTTATATGTTGGATATCTTGGTTCAAGTACAGCAGATAATTCTACACAAACTTTTTCTGATGGAGAAGAATTATCGTGTAACCAGGTAATTCAGTCTGGTCTTTTGGGAAATTCTTTAATTGAAGCAGGAGTTCCTTTTGCTTCTACTCTTGGTACAGATGCTGCTGCAACTGGATCTTCTTTCCAGATTGATAATGGAGTTTACTTTATTAGAGGAAACTTTATCAATGTAAACAAAGAAATATTGATTCTTGATCAATATTCTAATACTCCAAGTTATAGAATTGGTTTATATATTAACGAAGAGATTGTAAATGCAAATCTTGATGAATCTTTAAATGACAATTCTCAGGGATATAATAACTATGCTGCCCCTGGTGCGGATAGATTAAAAATTTCAGTTTTTCTTTTAAAGAAAAGTCTTGACGATTTTAATGATGATAATTTTATTGAACTCGCTACAGTAGTAAATGGTGTTTTAAGAACTAAGACTCAAAAGGGTGGTCTTGGTGGAGGTGTTGGATATAAAGACTGGACTGATACACTTGCAAGAAGAACTTATGATGAATCTGGAGATTACTATGTAAGACCTTTTGATGTTTCTGTAGTAGATTCTCTGAATGATAATCTTGGAAACAATGGATTGTTTCAGGCAGATCAATTTACATACAGTGGAGGAACTCCTTCAGATGATCTGGCAATATACAGAATCTCTGTTGGTAAAGCATATGTTCGTGGATATGAAGTAGAAACAAGAACTCCTACGTTTATTGATTGCCCTAAACCAAGAACAACAAGAACCATCGAAAATGAGTCTCTCATTTACAATACAGGTTCTTCTTTAAAACTTAATACTGTATTCAGAACTCCAACAGTTGGTATTGGAAATACATATGTTGTAAGTTTAAGAGACAGAAGAGCAGAGTCAAGTCCAGATAATAATGCTCCAGGAAAAGAGATTGGACTTGCCAGAGTTTATGATTTTAGAAACGAGTCTGGGTCATACGAATCTAATGCTAATTTAGATCAGTGGGGAATTTCTTTATTTGATGTTCAAACTTTTACTGAAATTACATTAAACTCTGCTGTAACGTTAACTACCCCAGTTTTTGTAAAAGGTGCCAATAGCGGGGCAACAGGGTTCCTTAGAGACAACGTTTCAGCTGGTGCTGCACTGACTGTCTACGATAGATCTGGATCATTTATTGAAAATGAATCATTGATTTTTGATGGAATCAATAATGGAAGAATTGCAATCGCAATTACAAATCATTCTATCTCTGACGTAAAATCTCTATTTGGAACTACAAGTGGAGTTATTGGAATTAATACCTTCAGTGCCAATATCATACCTTCAACTTCATTTGTTGTCGGTATTGCATCAGTATCTCAGTTCTCGGGTGGTGTAAGTACTGTTTCAAGTTCAAATGAACTGTTCCCAGGAAAAGTTGCCAAGGTTGGAAATCTTGTATCATATAGCGATCTTTCTGTAACTGAAGATCCTATAATGGCAAGAATCAGTGGAGTCACCACTAATGCTATTACTATTGTTGGAGTTACCACAGTTCCTGGTGTTGCAAATGGAAAACTTCCACTTGCTGCAAATTTAAATGTAACAGACTTGAAGATTCTGTCTACACAACTAGAAGAGTCTTCTGATAGTACTCTATTCACTAGATTACCAAAAGGAAATGTTGCATCGGTTGATTTGACAGATGCATCCCTGAGTATTAGAAAAACTTTCGCTGTTACGATTACCAACAATCAAATCACAACTGCTACTCGTCCAGAAGCAGAAGATGGTGAAGTATTTTTACCATTTACTGCAAAGAGATATTCTTTAATTAGAGCAGATGGTACAGTTGAGCAACTGTCTTCGGATAAATTTAACTTCAATAATGATTCTACAATTATTGATACGATTCGTGGTCTTGGTTCAGATACTGAAGCAACATTAATTGCTACTCTGAGAAAATCAAAACCAAAATCAAAGGCAAAAATTAAAAATCCTGTCAATGTTATTACAATTAACAAGTCCAAATATGAAGGATCTGGAACAAATACTGGTGTAGGTAATACCACACTGAACGATGGATTAACTTTTGGTAATTATCCTTTTGCCACAAGAGTTCAGGATGAAATAATCTCACTGAATAGACCTGATATTATTGAAATTCATGGTATCTATGAATCTGCAGATTTATTAGAAGCATCTGCCCCAAGACTTACTTTCCAAACTTTAAATACTCCATCTGGAACAACATCCGATTTAATTATAGGTGAAATTTTAATTGGCCAGACAAGTGGAGCGATTGCAATAGTTGCAGAGAAAGTTGCTTCAGACGTTGCCTCCGTCGTTTATAAAAATGAAATTAAATTCGTAGAGGGAGAAACTGTTGCATTCCAAGAGTCACAGACTCAAGGATTGATCAGTGCTGTTGTTGCTAACAGTTTTAATATTTCTAATAACTACACGTTCTCTTGTGGTCAAGAAAAAACTTTCTATGATCATGGAACTATTACAAGAAGAGAAGGATCAGAAGAACCTACTAAACAGTTAAAAATTTATTTCTCTTCTGGTTCATATGACTCTACTGATGATGGCGATATTACCACTGTAGAATCATACGATTCTTTCAATTATAGTAGAGAAATTAAATCAATTGATAGAATTTCAAATGCAGATATTATTGATATTAGACCAAGAGTTTCTGACTATACAGTATCCGTTGGTGCTAGATCTCCTCTGGAATTTTTAGGCAGAACCTTTAATCAATCTGGTAATTCCTCGACAAACATTTTAGCATCTGATGAACAAATTATTTGCGACTTCTCATACTATCAGGGAAGAATTGATAGAATCTTCGTAACCAAGGATGGAAAATTCCAAGTTAAATATGGAGTTCCATCAGACAACCCAGAAAAACCAGTTGTTGTTGATGATGCTTTAGAGATTGCAACTATACAACATCCCCCATATCTTTACAATAAAGAGCAAGCAGTTCTCGAATTCTTGGAGCACAAGAGATATCGAATGGTCGATATCAAGCAACTTGATAACAGAATCAAAAATCTTGAGTATTATACTTCACTTTCTCTCCTAGAGACAAATACTGCCAACCTGTTTGTTTCTGATCAAGATGGATTGAATAGATTTAAATCTGGATTCTTCGTTGATAATTTTAATTCGTTTAAACCACAAGATACTAATACCACTGTTAACAACAGTATTGACCGTAAGAGAAAAGAACTTAGACCAAAACACTTTACAACATCAATTGACCTTCTTGCTGGTCCTGTTGTCAACACAGATCCAACTTCGGATCTCAACTTTAATATTGTAGAGGGTAATAACGTTAGAAAGCAAAACGATGTTGTCACTTTAGACTACGCAGAAGTTGAATGGTTAAAACAATCTTTTGCTACAAGAACAGAAAGTGTTACTCCTTTCCTAATTAGTTTCTGGCAAGGAACTCTTGAACTTACGCCATCTTCTGATAACTGGGTAGATCAAACGAGACTTGAAGCAAAGATTATTAATGCAAGAGGAAACTATGCCGAAACCATGGCAGAGGCAGCGAGAACTCTGAACGTTGATCCACAAACTGGTTTTGCTCCTATTGTTTGGGATGCTTGGAATACTAATTGGGGTGGAACCGAAGTTATTCAATCAACCAGAACAAGAACCGAAAACAACTCCACAACCTTTGGACGTGGTGGTTGGATTAATGGTGGAAGCGGTACGGCACAATGGGTTCAAAGAACAACAACTAGAACAATTCAAGAAGAAACTAGAGAAACAATTCAGAATGGAGTTGAATCTAGAAATGGTTTGAGAACTGTTGTTGTTGAAGATATTGATAGAACTTCTGTTGGAGATAGAGTTGTCAGTAGAGAAATCATCTCTCACATGAGATCAAGAAACGTTCAGTTCCTTTCCAAGAGAGTTAAACCGCTAACTAGACTTTATGCTTTCTTTGATGGTGTAGATGTTTCTAAGTATTGTACACCAAAACTCCTTGAAATTACAATGGACTCTGGAGTATTTGAGGTTGGAGAAAGAGTTGTTGGAAGAATGCCAAGAACTGGATTAGATCAATCTACTACTCCATCAGTTGGAATTCAATTTAGAGTAGCACAATCTAATCATAGAGAGGGTCCATATGATTCTCCAACAAAGACATATCCAAGAAACCCATATACTAGCAATCTGCTGAGTGGACTTTATTCGTCTACTTCTACAATATTGAATGTAGATACATTCTCATTGTCCAATGAACCACAAGGTGAATATTATGGATATGCTGAAACTGGAATGGAACTGGTTGGTGAAACTAGTGGAGCAACAGCAACGATTAATAATGTTCGTCTTGTTTCTGATCTTGGAGCAAATCTTTTTGGAAGTTTCTATATTCCAGATCCAAACCAGTTAGATCATCCTAGATTTGAAACTGGTGACAAGGTATTTACTCTGACAAATACGGAGGACAATGATCCTGATGCAGCAACAACTCTTGCTGATGAAACGTATTCTGCATCAGGAACTCTTGAAACCGTTCAAGAAAATATTATTTCAGTAAGAAATGCTAGAATTGAACAAAGACAAGAATTCCAAGAGAGAAATGTAAATAGAAATCTTGGAACTGAGGTTGTATCTAGTAGAGTCACTGGGCAGTCTAGTAGTGAAAGAGTTGTTGGGTGGTATGACCCTCTTGCACAATCATTCTTAGTAGAAGATGATACCGGTGTTTTCATCACCAAGTGTGATGTATTCTTCAGAACAAAAGACGATGGAACTACTCCAGTAGTATTCCAATTGAGAACCATGAAGAATGGATTCCCAACACAAAACGTATTACCATTCTCTGAAATTGTTTTAGATCCAGAAGAAATTCAAACATCCTCTGATGGTTCTGTTGCTACTACTTTTGAATTCAAAGCACCAGTTTATCTGGAAGGTAGAGGTCAAGAATATGCAATTTGTTTAGCATCTAACTCTACTAAGTATAGTGTTTACATCTCCAGAATTGGGGAAAATGATCTTCTCTCTGATACCTTTATTTCAAACCAACCATATCTTGGATCTCTGTTCAAGTCACAAAATGCTTCAACTTGGGAACCAAGTCAGTGGGAAGATTTGAAGTTTACTCTTTATAGAGCAGACTTCCTGGAAAGTGGTGATGTTAATTATTACAATCCAGAATTGTCAAGAGGAAACAAACAGATTGCAACTCTTTTACCTGATTCTTTGGTCTTCAATTCTAGAAGAATTAGAGTTGGTCTTGGAACAACCGTTGCCGATTCCTATGAAATAGGTAATACCTTCACCCAATTTAATACAAATGCCTCTGGTGATCTTGTCGGAACTGCTGGTTCTATCACCAGTGAGTTGAACATTACTAGACCTGGTATTGGTTACACTCCAGCAAGTGGAGGATTCACTTTCAACAATGTGGATCTGGTAACGATTACTGGAAATGGAAGAGGTGCTAAAGCAAATATTACTGTAAACAACGGTATTGCTATTGGAGCAACGATCACAGGAAACGGAGGATCTGGATATCAAGTCGGTGACCTTCTTGGTATAACAACAATGGGTCTGTCTTTGGGTAGAAACTCAAGACTCAGTGTTGTATCAATCGGTGGCACTAGTGAACTAATCTTTGATAATGTTCAGGGTAACTTTATCACAGGAGTTGGAAATACTCTCTTCTACGCCAAGAGCACTGGTATTACAACTACTCTGAATTATGATCATGGTGGAGCAGTTGATATTAATACAATTGTCGTTGATCATGATGGAGAGCATGTAAAAGTCAATCATCAAAACCATGGAATGTACTTTGATAATAACTTGGTTATTATTAGTGGTGCAGAATCTGACGTAAAACCAACCAAACTCACGTCACCAATTGGTGCAGGATTTACTGGTCAAATTTCGGTTGATAGTACTGTTAATTTTGGTACTTTCGAGGGTGTTGGTGTTGGAACAACTAACGTTGGTTTGATACGAATTGGAGATGAAATTATTGAGTATACTAACGCTAGTGGATCAGCTCTTGGTGGAACTATTACTAGAGGAGCATCTCCTAAAAATTATGAAGTTGGAACTCCAGTGTTCAAGTATGAATTGAATGGAATTAGTCTCGATAGAATCAATACGTTACACAATCTATCTGATGTAACAGTTACGAATCCAATAACATTTGATTCTTATCATATTAAACTTGATATGTCAACTAAATCAAATGTCAATAATGATGATAGAAGTGATAATGCTGGATATCCTAGACTTTATGCCAATCGGTCGAAGTCTACTGGTGGATATGATATCAGAGCAACGCAAAATATCCCATATGAAATCATTACACCACAAGTTCAAAATCTTACTGTTGCGGGAACAAACCTGACAGCAGAGGTTAGAACAACTACTTCTCAAAGTATTGATGGTAATGAACTTCCATATCTTGACAATGGATTTGAGGCAGTTGCAATCAATGAATCCAACTATCTTGAAACTCCAAGATTAGTTGCAGCAAAAGTGAACGAAGATCTTCAGATGGGTAATGTAACTGGTAATAAGTCTCTTGAAATGAGAATGATTTTGACCACCACTGATAGTCGTATTTCCCCTGTCATTGATGGTCAAAGAGTAAGCACGATCTTGACTTCTAATAGAATCAATCGTCCAATTACTGACTACGCAACAGACAGTAGAGTCAATGGATTAAATACTGATCCAAATGCTTGCCAATACATCTCCAAAGAGATTGTTTTGGAAAACCCTGCATCAAGTATCAAAATCTTGGTTGGCGCACATGTCAATGAAGAAGCAGATATTAGAGCATTCTACGCAATTAGTGATAAGGAAGGATTCAATCCTATATTTGAACCTTTCCCTGGTTATGATAACTTGAATACTAAAGGAGAAGTTATTGCAGATGAAGATAGTGACGGTAGATCAGATGTATTGATTCCAAAAGCAACCTTCAAAGGTTTTGAAGGGGAGCAATTGGAATTCAAAGAGTATACCTTTACTCGCGATCAATTGCCATCATTCAAGTCATTCAAGATTAAACTTGTAATGACCTCCACAAATCAAGTTTACGTACCTAGACTGAGAGACCTGAGAGTAATCGCATTAGCATAATATGGAAAAGTATACAGTTGATGGTCACAAGGATCTCGCAAGAGATCCTAGTACCAATTCTATAGTCAATGTTGATAACATTGGATATGATCAATACATTGCTAGTCGAAATGCTAAAAGTGAAAAGAATCAAAAAGTACAGACGATGGAGGAAGATCTTGCTAATGTGAAGAATGAACTTGATGAAATTAAGTCACTACTAAAGGAGTTAATCAATGGATCCAAATGAAATTGAGATAAAAGGTTTAGAAAAATCTTTTGCGTACCAGAAAATTGCATCTGAGATAGATAGTTGTGATGACCTCGAAATGCTAAAGAATGTTGCAAAGTCTTTTGCAAAATTATATTATAAACAGCAAGAAACAATCGCAATTATAGGATAATAGAATGCCTAGTAGAAACATTACGTTTGATCCAGATTCGGGAGTTCCAAGTGCTTCCAATTTAAATTTGTATACTGGCGCAGATTTTTCTTTAAATCTAAATGTAAAAACTGTTTCAAATTCAGCATTTGATTTAACAAATTACACTGGATCATCACAACTTCAAAAAACGACAGGAATTGGTGCAACAATATCACCAAATGCAACCTTTACTGTTGGTATTACCAGTGCTGCTGATGGTCTTTTAAATGTTTCTCTAGGATCTACTGATACCAGAAGTTTAAGTGAGGGTAGATATATGTATGACGTTCTTGTTAGTTCTGGAAGTACAGTATATACCCTAGTAAACGGAAGTGTTTACGTATATTCTGGAATTTCTTCAGCACCCTAAATACACTTAGGAAACTTGTAAATAAATGGCGCAACCAGCAAGTAGGACAGAATTAGTTGACTATTGCAAGAGACAGTTGGGCGCTCCTGTATTAGAAATTAATGTCGCAGACGAACAAGTTGATGACTTAGTTGATGATGCTCTGCAGTATTTTCATGAAAGGCACTTTGATGGAGTATCACAAACCTTTCTGAAATATAAAATCACACAGGATGATATTGATAGAGGTAGAGGGATAGAAACGGGTAGTAACATTGGTATTACAACAACAACAGTTACAAAGACTGTTGGAATTACAACCCAATTTAGTTTTGAAGAGAACGTTAATTACTTGCAGGTTCCACCTTCAGTTATTGGTGTAACTAAAATATTCAGATTTGATGGAACAAACACTGTAACAAATAATATGTTCAGTGTTAAATATCAGTTATTTCTCAATGATATCTATTACTGGGGATCGACTGAAATTTTGACATATGCAATGACAAAGAGATATCTGGAAGATATTGATTTTGCTTTGAACACTGAGAAAGCAATCAGATTTAATCAAAGATCAGACAGACTTTATCTGGATCTTGACTGGGGATCTGTATCGGTCGGTGACTATATTATCATTGACTGTTATCGTTTATTAGATCCAAACGATCACACTAGAGTATACAATGATTCTTTCCTGAAAAGATATTTAACTGCTCTGATAAAAAGGCAGTGGGGACAGAATCTAATTAAGTTCCAAGGAGTAAAACTTCCTGGTGGAATTGAACTAAATGGAAGACAACTTTACGATGACGCTGAAAAAGAATTAGAAAATATTAGAGAGGTAATGTCAAATACATACGAACTTCCTCCCCTTGATATGATAGGCTGATGTTAAATCCATATTTTACTCAAGGCACTAGATCTGAACAGAATTTAGTTCAGAATTTGATCAACGAACAGTTGAGAATGTATGGTGTTGACATATATTATATTCCAAGAAAATATATGACAGAAAAGACTATCATTAGGGAGGTAGTCCAATCAAAATTTGATGATGCTTTGCCGATTGAAGCATATGTCGATAACTATGACGCATATTCTGGTGCAGGTGATCTTCTGACAAAGTTTGGAATAGAATCAAAGGATGAGGTTAGACTAATCATATCTAGAGAAAGATATGAAAATTATATTACCCCATTGATTCAGGGAAAAGCAAATATAAAACTCTCTACACGTCCAAAGGGTGGAGATCTAATTTGGTTCCCATTGGATGATCGTCTTTATGAAATTAAAGACATTGAGTATGCAAAACCATATTATCAGT